ATTTCAAGTTAATATTTTAAATCATATGTTCTTTAAGTTTAATAAAGATTTACCCAAGGTAACTGAAACTGAAGAAAATACCATTATAACTAAATTAGATGGTGATACAAATAAAAATGAATTATGGACGGTATTTAAAAATTTTAATGACCGATGGATTTCTGGTCAAGATTTTAAAGAAAGAACATTGTTTGAAGAATTTTTATTTATGGATAAGGCTAATCTACCAATAGGTAACGATGTCATTGTTAACATTGAAAATTTAAGATTGTATTTAAGAAACAGTAGTGCAACTTTAAATTTATATCAGTTAATTGGTCATATACTTAAAGACAATAACTTTTCATTTATTCCTGCTCCAAGTTATGCTAATTTCTATGGAAGAAATATAAGAAGTAGAAATAATCAACCTGACCCTAAAAATACTGATATCGGTAATCCCGTATTTGGAACCTTTTTAGATGTTGATACCTATGGTTCAGAACCTAAGTTTTTAGCTATATATGTTGGTAAAACATCTGAGCATCTTAATTCAAGTAAAGAAAATAAAAATTTCTTATATAAAGATGATTCATTTTTATTAACTAGACCAAATTCAAACCCTTTATTAGCTTCAGAAAATACAGATGATTATTCTAAAAGAAATAAAGTAGTTGGTTTTAATGTTGATTTCGGTGTTAGAAATCAAGGGATATTTAAATCGATTGCTCTTGACATGGCACAAAGAAAAAACATTGCACCAACATTTCAAGTTTTAGCTGATATGGGTTCAATGGCTGAAGGTCAAAAAGTTGCTCAACAAACGGCAAACCTTTATAATTTTTATAAAAATGGTTCGTATAACTGTACAGTCACAAGTATGGGTAATGTAATGATACAACCAACTATGTATTTTAACTTAAGATATGTGCCTATGTTTTATGGTGCATATTTGATTATGAGTGTTAATCACGATATTACTCCTAGAGATTTTATAACAACATTTGAAGGTGTCAGAGTACCTAAGTTTTCGTTAAAAATACCTGATGATTTAGTTTCGAGTGTTAATAGAGAAATAGTACAATCATTTAAGACTCAAATTAAAAGAGCTGTTACCTCTGTTGGTGCTAACCAAACTATTAGTGATAATGTAGAAAGAGAAAATGCAATTAGAAATAGTGATGTTTCTAATTTAAACAAAAAACAAACCCAAGAAAATAATTGTACAGAACAGGCGGAAAGGGATGTTGATTATGTTAAATTAGAAATAAAAAAATTCACACCATTAAGATTAAAAACTTTGATAGAGTCAAAAGTGCCAAATTCCGATAGTGACAATCAAAAGAAATATTTATTCTCAACCGCATTTGTTGAGTGTGGTAATGATTTAAATACAATTAACTATAACTTATATAATCTTAAAAATGATAAGACAAAACCTAAGTTTAATATCTCTTATAACAAACAAGTTTGTGTTAGAGAAGGTTCATATAGTGTACCATATATTGCTTTTAATTCTTTTGATGAACCAATTACTTTTATGGTTAGTTTTACTAAAAATTATGATACATTAATTACATCATTTTTAGAAAACACAAATATAAAAAATGATTTGGCATTGGCATTTACTTATATATGGTATTATACTTTAAGATATACTAACAGAAATACCACAATTACTCAAACGGGTATAGAAGATAATCAAATAATTACAACAATTGATTCAGAATTATCCAAACAAACAACAGCAAAAACATTATTTGATAATGCTTATAGAGTATATAAAAAATGGAATAATAAGTGGGAAGTGATATAATTTTGGAAAATTGCCAACTTTGATATATTTATAATAAAAAGATTATGGACACTAAAACATTATTAGACCAATTTTTATCGAAAGATACTCGTATTACAGAAAGGGATACTGGTAATGGTTATAAAGAAGTATGTGACTTAGATACTGGTGATTGTTATACTGTTAGAATGAAAGACGGCCTTATCGAAAGAGTAGATAATACTATGAAATTGAATAGAACATTAAAAGTTGAAACACCTCACGGTGTTAAGACTCTTTTAAATGGTTAAATATTAAAGTTATGTCAGTAGAAAAAAAAATATTAGAAGAAGTCAATAGGTACAAACACATTAATAATTATCTTGGAGAACAAGAAGAACCCGCAGATCCAGCTTCGGACTTAGGTGGAGACTTAGGTGGTGGTGATTTAGGGTTAGACACAGAACCGGCTGGTGATACTCCTGCTGAACCTGTTGACGTAGCTAGTGATCCGGATGTTGAGGTTGTAGATGAGCCAGGTAATGAAGGTGGTGAGGAACCTGCCGGTGATATCAGTATGGAAGATAGTGGTACTGAAGAATTGGACATTACTGATTTAGTCACAACTCAAAAAGATATGTCTTCAAAGCAAGAGGAATATATGGAGACTATGATGGATAGGTTAAATGACCTTACAAATAAATTAGACGATATGGATAAAATTCTTCAAAAGATTAATGATATAGAAAATAAAGTTGAGAAGTATCGTCAAAAATCTCCCGAAGAAAAATTACAATTGAGGAGTTTGGATAGTTATCCTTATAATCAAAAACTAACCGACTTTTTTGTAGATAAGGAAGTTGAGATGGAAAAAACAGGTAAGAATGAGTATGTCCTAACATCTGATGACGTTGAGAATTATTCTGAAAGTGACATCAAAAAATCTTTTGACATACCTTTTGAGGATGAATAAAGAATGTAATTGACAAATACAAAATAACTAATTATAATAAGACCACAATTCGTGGTCTTTTTTATTTTCAACCATTTGACTAAACAATAGAATGTGTTATATTTAAAATAGAATAATAGAGTAATAAATTTTAAAAGAGTAAAACAGAGAAATTATGGCAAATGCATTAGACGCAGTACTGGCTCAGTACGAAAAAAACACAGCTAATAACGGCGGTGGTAATCAGTCGATGTCTCAAGAAGACCGACTAAAACGTTATTTTACGACGTATCTTCCAAAAGGTACTAAATCAGGACAGAAGAGAGTTCGTATCCTTCCAACCGCTGATGGATCATCACCTTTTAAAGAAGTGTGGTATCACGAAGTTCAAATAGATGGTAAGTGGACAAAACTTTATGACCCCGATAAAAATGATGGTGAACGTTCACCGCTTACCGAAGTTTATGAAGAGTTAATGTCAACAGGTAAAGAAAGTGACAAAGAATTGGCTCGTCAGTACCGACCACGTAAGTTTTATATTGTAAAACTTATTGATCGTGACAATGAGGAAGATGGACCTAAGTTTTGGAGGTTTAAAGACAACTATAAGCAAGAAGGTATTTTGGATAAGATTATTCCTATTTGGAAGGCAAAGGGTGATATTACCGATGCTAACGAAGGTCGTGATCTTATCATTGAGTTATCTAAAGCTAAAACACCTAAAGGTATTGAATATACGGTGGTTCAAACTATTATGTATGACGATCCTTGTCCAATCTCAGAGGATAGTGAACAACAAAAGGAATGGGTTGAGAATGAATTAACATGGCAAGATGTTTATGCTCAAAAACCTGTTGAATATTTGGAAGCTATTGCAAGAGGTGAAAATCCTGTATGGGATAGTGAACTTAAAAAATATGTTTATGGTGACAATGAAGAGATAACTATTGGTAATTCAAAACAATCATCTACATCTTCAGATATGGACGATGATTATGAGGCAGATCCACAATCAAATCAAAATGTGGATGATGAATTGCCGTTCTAAACAATTTAATATAAGTGGTGCAGGCACTGTCTGCACCATTTTTTAATTATCAAAAATATGGCGATAAAGAAAAAAGATTTTAGTAATATTAAGAAGAAGTTTTCTACTTCTGCAAAATATAAACCTCAGAGGTTTTTTGATTTGGGAACTGAATTTTTAAATGCGGTTGGACTTCCCGGTCCGGCAATTGGTCATTTGAATATGTTCTTGGGTCATTCAGATACGGGTAAGACAACTGCATTGATTAAAACTGCGGTTGACGCTCAGAAAAAGGGTATTCTTCCTGTGTTTATTATTACAGAACAAAAATGGTCTTTTGAACATGCAAAACTTATGGGTTTTGAGTGTGAGGAGGTTGTCGACACAGAAACAGGTGAATTAGATTGGGATGGTTTTTTCCTTTTTAATAATGACTTTGAATATTTAGAACAAATCACCGACTACATTAATGACTTATTGGATGCACAAGAAAAAGGTGAGTTAGATTATAGTCTTTGTATTATGTGGGATTCAGTTGGTTCAGTTCCTTGCAAAATGACTTATGAAGGTAAGGGTGGCAAACAACATACGGCTGCTGCTTTATCTGATAAAATTGGTATGGGTATTAACCAACGAATTTCAGGATCTCGTAAATCAGATTCAAAATATGAAAATACATTGGTTATAGTGAATCAACCGTGGGTTGAATTACCTGATAACCCCTTCGGTCAACCAAAAATCAAGGCTAAGGGTGGTGAATCTATATGGTTAAACTCCTCATTGGTATTTCTTTTTGGTAATCAAAAAAATGCTGGAACAACCAAAATATCTGCGGTTAAAGATAAGAGAAAAGTTAAATTTGCTTCAAGAACCAAAGTATCGGTTTTGAAAAACCACATTAACGGACTCGGATATGAAGATGGTAAAATTATAGTAACACCTCACGGATTCTTAGCTGGTAAAGACACTACTGAAGAGAAGAAATCTATTGAGACCTACAAATCGGAACAATCAGATTATTGGAAGGAAATAATTGGTTCGGACGGAAATTTTGAATTGAAAGAAGAAATAGGGGAGTAAGTTTTATAGTAAGAACCGGTGAGTAATCACCACAACAAAAAAAAATGTGGTTAAGACATTATTAGTTGATGGAAATAATTTATTTCAAATAGGATTTTACGGGGTAAAAGAATTTTATCACGATGGAAAGCATATCGGTGGTATATACCATTTCATTAACACAATCAGAAGATTTTTATCAGAATATAATTACGATAAGGTAATTGTTTTTTGGGATGGAGATAATAATTCATCTCAGAGAAAATTAATTTTCCCTCAGTATAAAGAAAATCGCAAAGAAACATTAAACGAATCCAAACGTGAATCTTTTGAATGGCAGGTTCAAAGGGTAAAAACTTATTTGGAGGAAATGTTTGTTCGTCAGGTTTGTATTGATGACACTGAGAGTGATGACTTGATTGCATATTATTGTCAAATATCAGAAGGTGAATATAAAACCATATTCTCTTCAGATAAAGACCTTACGCAACTTATCTCTGACAATGTTGAGGTGTATCAACCAATGAAGAAGATAACCCTTAAGAAAGGAGATATGGTGTCTCTTAAGGAAATTTCCATACCACATCAGAATGTAACAACATTTAAAATTATTTCAGGTGATAAATCAGACAATATTGATGGAATTCAATATATGGGTGAAAAGACCTTTGTTAAATTATTCCCTGAGATAGTTGACAATGTGGTATCAGTTGATGATATTATTGCTCGTGCTGAGGAATTGCACAAAACGGATAAAGATAACCGAGCATTACAAAATCTTTTATCGGGAAAAACAAGACGAGGGGTTTTTGGTGAAGAGTTTTTTGATATTAACAAAAGACTGGTTGATTTATCTAATCCATTGCTTACAGAAGAATCAAAAGAGATTATTGAACTTTATTATAAAGAGAATTTGGATCCTGATGGTAGGGGATATAAGAATCTGATGAGGATGATGATGAGTGATGGTATTTTCAAGTATTTGCCCAAGCATGACAACGCGTGGGTAGAATTTTTAACACCTTTTATGAAATTAACAAGAAAAGAAAAAAGAAGATTTAAAACAAAAAAAAGAAAGTTATGAAAGAAAAGAATGATGTAACTAAATTGGAATTTTTGTTGACGCTTAACGACAACATTATTGTCCAAAGGTATTTTAACGTCAAGGATTATAAACCTAAGGCGGGAAATAGTATTGAGTTGTATGATTATGTAAAGGAAATGTATAAAATCATACACGGATATCTTAAGAAAAACGCGGTTATTTATATGTTAGAAAATCAAAGTCAGATTGAGACTAATCCTGAAATTTTGGATACGTCAAATACAGATGGTCCTGAGTTTTTTAACATATATATTAAAATTGGCGATCAGACAATTTGTCATAGAATATGGGATGCTAAAATATACCCTCCGAAGACAAGATATACTGTTGATGTTCGACCACACTTAAAAAAGTTCTTAAATAGGCTAACTGACATTTTTTCAGATGAAAATTTAAATTACAATTATTTAGAATATACCCTAGCTTAGTCATATTTATATTCTACACAGAAATATTTTAAACTTAATAAATTATGTCAAACGAAAAGAATTTCGGGTATTTAGGAAACACATTTCAACTACAACTTTTAAACAACATTATAACATATAAGGACTTTGCAAATTCCATTGTCGATGTTATAGAACCAAAATACTTTGACAATCAATATTTTAAGTTAATTATGCAAATGATTAAGGAGTATTATATTAATTATGAACATACTCCTTCATTTGTCACATTAGAGCAAATTACAAAATCAGAAGTAGCATCTCCTATGGGTCAAAAAATGATACTGGATATGTTGCAACAAGTAAAAGAATCGTCAAATGAGGGTTATCAGTACGTTCAAGAAAAATCTTTAAAGTTTTGTAAACAGCAAGAACTTCAAAAGGTAATGAATAAAGCTCAAAAGATTATCGATAAAGGTGATTTTGAGTCTTACGATCACTTGGAGGAGATGGTTCGTGAAGCGTTGCAAGTTGGTGAAGTTGACACAGGAACTGCAGATGTATTTTTTAATTTGGATGAAGTATTGGATGATGATTTCCGCCACCCTATTCCTATGGGAATTATAGGTATAGACAACCTTCTAAAAGGAGGGTTAGCGAAAGGTGAAATTGGTGTTATTCTCGCCCCCACAGGTGTTGGCAAAACAACCATATTAAGTAAGATTTCAAACAATGCGTTTAACTTAGGTTATAACGTTTTACAGATATTTTTTGAGGATAATCCCAAGATTATTCAAAGAAAACACTTCACTATGTGGACAAAGATTGCTCCTGACAACTTGTCATTACACAGAGATGAAGTTTTAGGTAAAGTCAAACAGATTAGAGAACATGCACCTAACAAATTAATATTGAAAAAATTACCATCTGACCAGCTCACTATGAGTCAGATAAAAAATCAGATTCGTAAGATGATGGCTGAGGGTACAAAAATCGATATGGTGGTGTTGGATTATATTGATTGTATTGTTCCTGATAGAAATTTGGGTGATGAATGGAAAAGTGAAGGTTCTGTGATGAGGGGTTTTGAATCTATGTGTCACGAGTTGGATTTGGTAGGATGGACGGCAACTCAGGGTAATCGTTCATCAATATCATCTGATGTGGTGACCACAGACCAGATGGGTGGATCCATCAAAAAGGCACAAGTAGGGCACGTTATCATTTCCGTTGCTAAATCCCTTCAACAAAAGGAGATGAATTTGGCGACAATTGCAATTAC